TGCCGAGGAGCTGACCCTGGCCGGCGAAAGCCCGTGTGATCTACGGCGATTACTTCGACGTGGAAGACGGCAAGGTCGTGGGTTACGACAAGCCGCGTGGCGCGGCCAACCGCACCGCCATCGTTGACCAGTACGGCAACTCGGTGGCGTTTGAGGACGCGCTTCGCAAGATCGTCGAGGCTGATCCGGAGAAGGACCATCTGCTCAAGAGCAAGATGAAGCCTGGCGCCGGCTCGGATTCGCGCAAACCTGCCGGTAGCACAAAACCGGAAGTGCCTGCTGATGGTATTTCCAAGATTGCGTCCGGACTCAAAGGTCTGAAGATCGCTTGATACTAAGTCACCGATGACTTGCATTTTTCCACAAATTGTGGTATAGTGCTGCCTCATCGGTGACTTAGAGCGACGTAAGGGCCGAGACATTGACAACCTCCCCTGGAAAGGATTCATCAAATGGCTCTCCTGCGCCAAGAAGCTGAAAAGCTGAGCAACAACCAGCTCATCTCCGGCGTGATCGACCAGATCATCGACCGTGACGACCTCATGGCCGTGCTGCCCTTCGTGGGCGTGAACGGCAAGGCCTATGTGTACAACCGCGAAAACACCCTGGGTGGTGCATCGTGGCTCGACCCGAACGAAGCGATTGGCGAAAGCGCCGCTACGTTCACCGAAGTCGTGGCCAAGCTGCGTATCCTGGCTGGCGACGTGGATGTGGACAAGTTCCTGCAAACCACCATGGGCGACACCAACGACCAGATGGCGATCCAGATCGCCAAGAAGGCCAAGGCTGTCTCTCGTGAATTCCATCGCACCATGGCTCGCGGCGACGCTACCGCCAACACGAAGGAATTCGACGGTCTGCCCGCTCTGGCTGCTGCTGCTGGCGGCACCCAGACCGTGACTGCCGGCGCCAACGGCAACGCCCTGACCCTGACCATGCTCGACGAACTCGTTGACAGCGTGCCCAACGGTCCTGACGTGATCGTGATGCGTCGCGGCACCATCCGCGCCTTCCGTGCTCTTCTGCGCGCCACTTACGGCACCGACGCCGTGATGCAGCAGCTCGAGAATTTTGGCCGCCCCATGCTGACTCACAACGGCATTCCGGTCATCATGAACGAGTTCCTGGCCGCTGACGAAGCCCAAGGCTCCAACGCCAACACCTGCTCCGTGTACGCTCTGCGTCTGAACGAGCTGGATGGTCTGCACGGCCTGTATGGCGGCGACAACGCCGGCATCGTGGTCGAGAACATCGGCACCGTTCAGAACAAGGATGCCACCCGCATCCGTCTGAAGTGGTACACCGGCATGGCCCTGAAGAGCACCCGCTCCATCGGCCGCCTGAAGGGTGTGTCCAACATCTGATCGGTGTTGGCAGTCAGTCACAACTGACGTACAATAAGGGCAAGCTCAAAAGGCTTGCCCTTTTTTCTTTTGTAAAGGAGTCATCTCATGAAAATTCGTATCGTCCAAGCTGGCTACGAAACATTCAACGGTCTGCTCGGCGACGTGAAGTTCGAGAACGGCCTGTCCATCAAGGACGTGAGCGGTGAGCAAGCCGCCTACGTGCGTTCGATCTTCACCACCGAGGAAGTGAGCGACGAACAGTCTGACGAGAGCGCCCAGAGCGATTCCGTCGATCCGCAAGCTCAGAAGGATTTGACCCCCGAAGGTCAAGACGAGGGCGAGAAGCCGCAAGAACAGGCGGAATTGACCCTGGAAGGTCAAGACGCTGAAGGTGCAGCGGAATGAAGTTGCGCCTGACCCAAGCAGGTTTCGAGAACTACACCGGCCAGATGGGCGTGGTGTGGTTCGAAGACGGCCTGTCCACCACTGACGTGTCACCCATTGACGCCGTCCGCATCTCTGCCGCCATCGGCGCGGACTGGGAAGACGGCTCGCCCGCTAATGTCGGCGACATGTATCTCAACAGCATGGACGTGCCCGCATACGTGGGCATGGCCGACGGCACGCCCGTCGAGCCCGTCTCTGCACCTACAGGCGATCAGCAGCCCACTCAAACCGACGGCACGATCTACACCGAGGATGACCTCGCCAAGATTGCCGATGAGAAGGGTATCGCTGGCCTGCGCGTGATCGGCGACCCGATGGGTGCCAAAGGCACTTCGATCGTTGGCTTGATTGCCGAAATCCTCAAGAAGCAGGCCGTCAAGCCCGAGCCCGCAGCGGAGTAAGAAATGCTCGATGTCTTCCTGAACAACACCGATGTCACATTGACAATCGACCTGGCGGATTCCAGTGGAAATCCGCTGAACGTCGATGCGGTGCAGTATCGCGTCGTCGATCAGGACGGCAACGTGCTCGTGACGCAGTCTGCACTCGCCGGCTTCACCGCAGGCGATCTGCAGGCGACCGTCACCATTCCCGCCAACAAGAACCAGCTGGCTTCGGGCAGCGTGCGCGAAGTCCGCACCATCGAGCTGATCTGCCAGTCCCAGAGCGGGACCATCGGGCTCGTCAAGAGCTACGGCATTGAGGCGCTCGATCCGCTGAAGGTTCCGGACACGAGCTTTCAGTCGTACGCCTCGGCCGAGCTCATGGCAATGAGCATTCCGAACCTGGCCGCCTACAACGCGGCCTCGGAGCAGGAAAAGATTGCCGCGCTCATGGACGCTCGCGAGCACATCGTCCAGCTGAACTTCGGGCTGCTCAATTCCAACACCAACTTCAGCCAGGACCAGTTGCAGTACGTGCCGGAGGGCTCGTTTCAGTCGAGCTACGTGGCTCGCAACTCGCTCTTCCTGTTCAACGGCAATCTGGCGCTGCTCGATCAGTCGCAGTTCAACCAGTTGCCGGAGAAGTTCAAGCGTGCGCTGCGCCAGGCGCAGGTTGTCGAGGCGAACGCGATTCTGGGCGGCGAACCTGACGACACCAAGCGTGGCGCCGGCATTGTCGAAGAGCAGATCGGCGACACCCGCACGAAGTATGGCCAGGGCGCCGCACTGCGTCTGCCGGTGTGCCGGCGAGCACTCGGCTACCTGAGCTACTACGTGACCTTCGCCAAGCGGATCGGACGCGCATGATCTACGACGAGTTCGCCCAAAAGCTGATGACCGAGTACAGGATGTTCCTGATCGGTCTGACGGGTCGATACCTGGCTCTGATGGCGCCAGGCGTTGACGTGTCTCCAATGGCGATCGGTCAGCTCGAAGCATCGGGCAAGGCGCTTCGGAGCACATACATGGCGATCGCCGAGCGTAGCGTCAACGACTTCGTCGAACAGATGAGCGGCAAGGCGCTGGCAGACTCGACTCAGGCGTTCATGCAGCGCATGTCGTCGATCACGCTGCACAACATCCAGACCCTGACCGACCGCATGAAGGGCATGAAGAACAATTCGCTCGATGCGGTCAAAGAGAATATGCACGGTGCGATGGGGCTGCTGCTGCAGCGCCAACTGACTCAGCCCGAGTTCACCGTGCAGACAGCAAGTGGACGCACCTACAAAGCAGATTCGCTCGTTCGCACGGAAGCTCGCCAGTTCGGCTACAGAGCCTGGCTCGAGTCAGAAATGGAGCGCATCGCCGAATCGAGCGACCTGGCGGAAGTCCGCTATGCCGACCCCGAGCATGAGAACCACGGCCTCGTGTTCTCGATCTCCGGCAAAACACAAGGCTATCCGAGCTTCGAGGACATCTCTGAGCCGGTGTTTCACTACAACTCCAAAGCAACGGTTGCACCCCATGTTCCGGCCTAACAAGACCTGCATCGTCGCCGTGTCATCGGGCAAGAACGATGTCTACGGCCAGCCACTGCCGGCGCGTCGCGTCAAGGAGCAGTGCGCCGTCGTGAAGCTGACGACAGCCAGCGTTCAAACCAACGTACGAGCCGACAGCTCAGCCTCTCGCGGCAATGCGCGTGAGCTGACTGCGGACGCCGTGATTCTGCTGACCCGATTCACTGCCGCGTCGATCAACGACATCATCGAGATCGAAGGCATCAAGCTGCGGGTCATGGCCAAACATCCGCGCTTTGACATTCGGGGTGTGCTGGATCACGTCGAAGTCGAATGCACCATCTGGAGCTGACATGGACCTGATGCCGATCGCAAACAAGCTGGAGTTCGAGGGCCTTGGCGTCCAGGGCTCGACCCTGTTCATCAACTTCATGCCCGATGAGTGCAAGGAAGGCATTCTGCTCCGCAGCCCGCTGATCGGTACGAAGATCGACCCGAACCTGCCTGGCTACTACAAGACCGAGTTCATGGTGGTCGTTCGCACGCCTCGCTACGAGTCGGGCCTGGGCATCATCAAGGACGCAATGACAGCCCTTACGCTCTTTGCGACCGACATCGACGACATCCACATCAAGCGGTGCTACCCGCGCAACCTGCCGGCCACGTTCCCCGTGAGCGATGGCAACTACTTCGAGCTCCAAGTCGTGTTCGAGGTCGTCTACTGCGGAACGGCCTATGGGTATCCGGCTTGAGGGTGTCGATGAGCTGATGACCATCCTGCAGCAGACGGGCGAGAAGGCCCAGCGCGGGGTGTACCAGCAGATGAAGAAGGAGGCGCTCGAGATTCAGCGCCTGGCTCGTCTGTACGCGCCCATCGACCACGGCAACCTCGAGGATGCGATCTCGGTCGAGGAGATGGAGGGCGAGCGCGACAGCCGAGGCCGAATGGGGCGCAAGTCGGTCGTCGTCTTCGTGGACATGTCCCAGGAAGGCTACGAGGGCGAACCGATCGGGCAGTACGCCTACATCATGCATGAGTACCTGGCGCCCTACGGCAAATTCAAACTTGGCCCCTTGTCGCAGCTGAAAAACAAGGGCAATGGAAAAGTTGGCGGTAAGTTTCTTGAGCGTGCCATCAATGACGTTTCACAAGAGATGATGAAACGACTTGTGGACGTGGCAAGGACTTACTACTAAAAGCACTGGACATTTTGCCGCATTTGTGGTAGAGTGCCGGCACCGGCGAAGTCATTAAGCAGTGACTTCAATCCCCTTTGCAAAGGAGCTTTCGAATGGCATCAAACACAAAAAACGTGAAACTTGGCGTTTGCCAGGTTTTCTTTGACGGCGTTGACCTGGGCTTCACCCAGGGCGGCGTGGAAGTCACCGTCACCACTGAGACCCACAAGGTCAACATCGACCAGTTCGGTAACACGACCATCAACGAGTACATCATGGGCCGTGAAGTCATGGCCAAGGTGCCGATGGCTGAAACCACCCTGGAAAACCTCGTGACCATCATGCCTGGCGCGACCCTGTCTGCCATTGGCGGCACCGTCGCTACTGGCTCTCTGACCGTCGCAACTCAGCCCGCTTCCGGCGACACCATCGTCGTGAACGGCG